AGAAACGAAGCTAGAAACCAACTTGGCTTGCCACAACTTTCCGAGGCAGACGACTTCTTTGAGATGTCAGCAAGACAAGCAACTGATGCAAGAGCAAACCTTGCAGGGAATAGAGAGCGTGATGCAGAGCGTGAAAACAACAATTCTGACAGCACATCTACTATTTCAGGACGAAATGCACAAGGAGAAGGCTCTTCTAGCGAATAATTAGCAATAATTATGTTATAATATTGTTAGATATTCACAAAAGGGTATATAATAAACTTAGTATGACTATATCAAAGGCACAGTGGTCTGCAGACGGTGACAACCTCCGTCTGTCAATGCCATTCAGCAAGGTTGATAAAGAGAGGCGTATCGTCTCTGGATTTGCCACACTCGATAATGTGGACAAGCAAAATGATATTGTCACTACAGACGCTTCTCTAAAGGCATTCGCCAAATTCCGTGGAAACATTCGTGAGATGCACGAGCCAATTGCCGTAGGCAAGATGGTAGCTTTCAAAGAGGAAAAGTACTTTGACCCAGAGTCAAAGAAGTTTTATACTGGCGTTTACGTATCCGCATATGTATCTAAGGGTGCTCAGGCTACCTGGGAAAAGGTAACAGATGGAACCCTTTCTGGCTTCTCTATTGGTGGCAAGATGAACAAGTGGGACGACGGCTACGATGAGAAAATGGATAAGCAAATTAGAATTATTAAAGACTACGACTTGGTAGAGCTTTCCCTAGTTGACAACCCTGCAAATCAGTTTGCGAATATCGTGTCAATTGAAAAGGTAGATGGCAAAGACGTAGTAAAGGGCGACATTGCAGATGTCGATATCGAAAATGTTTTCTGGGATGATGAAAACGGTATCGTAACAGTATCAAAAGATGAATCTGTAAATAGCCCACTCAGCGGTACCCCGATGAAGAACATAGGTTTCGTTGAAACAAATGATAACGAAAAAGCAGAAATGATAAAGTTCTTAGTTGATAGTGCTAAAGGCATTAATCTTTCTAAGATGACAAAGGAGGAAGATCCTATGACTGATGAAACAGGCACAGATGTAGTCGACGAGGCTGCAGTTGTTGAGACAGCAGAGGTCGCTCCAGAGGCAGATGCCGTAGCTGAGGATGTCGCAAAGGCAGACGAGGCTGAGGTTGACAAGGCAGAAAAGATGGATGAAGAGGAAATGGAAGAGAAGTCCGAAGATATGGACGAAGAAACCATGAAGTCTGAAGACATGGAGGAAGAGGACAAGTCGTATGACGACAAGAAGTCTGACTCAGCTGACCCAGTCGATGAGGTATCAAAATCAGATGATGTAGTCGCTAATGCCGTTTCCGATATTTCGGAGGGCATTACATCAGCCTTTAGCGATCTATCAGCAGTCGTAAAGTCACTAAGTGATGAGATTGCTGAACTAAAGAAGTCAATTGGCGTGGTGTCACAAGACGTTGCCTCTGTAAAGAGCGATGTCAGCACTACAAAGAGTGACGTTAATGAATTTGGGAAGAGGATGCAGGCTGTTGAGGCCGATACCGCTTTCCGCAAGTCTGGCGATCTTGGCGAGATCGTACAGGAAGATGCCCAGATAGAAAAGTCTGAGCAATCCCTATGGGGCGGTCGTTTCCTCAAAACTGCCGACTTATTTAATTAAGTAAAATCACTTAGGAGGTGACAATATGTCGGAAGAGATTATCAAGAATAATCCAGACGCAGCAGGCGATGACTCTGGCCTTTACAACGGTGAGGGTGCCTTTGCTTCTGGTGGCGTTGGTGGTGTAACTAACCCTGGTGCAGACACACTAGGAAACATCCCAACAGCAAACTTTGGTGTTACAAGTGGTCCAAATGCCGTAAATCCTTCGGGTGATGCAGGTAGTGGTATTCTACGCCCTGAGCAGGCCCGTAGATTTATCGATTATGTTTGGGACGCTACAGTTCTCGCCAAGGATGGTCGCCGTGTAACCATGCGAGCTAATACTATGGAGCTTGAGAAGGTTAACGTAGGCGAGCGTGTTATTCGTGCAGCTGCACAGGCTATCGGTGACTACACCAACACTGGTGCACAGTTTACCAAGGTCGAGCTGACAACCAAGAAGATCCGTTTGGACTGGGAGGTTTCAGCTGAAGCACTAGAGGATGGTATTGAGGGTGCAGCCCTTGAGGACCACCTAGTACGTTTGATGACAAATGCATTTGCAAATGACATCGAAGACCTAGCTATTAATGGTGATGGTTCTACAGGCGACTTCCTGTCAATTATGCCAGGATTCGTCAACAAGCACCAGACTAACGGAGACTCACACGAGGCTGTCGTTACTGTATCCAACAATGGTTGGACACCAGAGGTTATGCAGAACATCATTCTGGCTATGCCACGTAAGTACCGTGCACTTAAGAACAACCTTAAGTTCTACGCAGGTACTGACGCATTCCAGGGTATCGTAAAGAACAATGGTACACTTGCAGACGCAATTGCTGAGGCCTTTGGCACTCACGCAGGTGCAGCAGGTACACCAGCTGGTCGTGAGCGTTACCTATCTGGTGCTGACCAGACATTTGGTGCTGCACGTACTACCCGTGTTCTAGGTATTGAGGTCCAAGAGGTTCCTTACTACCCAGACGGTTACGTCGATCTAACCTTCCCTCAGAACCGTGTATGGGGTTTCCAGCGAGACATCACTGTAAACCGTGAGTACAAGGCTAAGAAGGACACCATTGAGTACACCGTATTCGTACGTTTCGGTATTCAGTGGGAGGAAGAGGACGCTATTGCTTGGGCAGATGCCGCAGCAGACAGCTAAATCTAACTAAACCTTTAAGAGAGGCAGGGGTGCAAAATCCCTGCCTCTCTTTTTATTATTTATTTATCTGGTATAATTAACTCAGGAGGAAAACTATGACAGATGATGTTAAATTCAATCCAGATGCCACAGATGGCGACGGAGATGGCATGGTACAAGATGGCACAGAGTTTGAGCGTCCAGTTGGCGAAATGCCAGAGGGCTTCAACCCAGATGCTACAGATGGCGATGGCGATGGCATGGTACAGGACGGTACAAAATTTGAGCGTCCAGTAGAAGAGGCAAAGGATGAGGTTATTACCTCTAAGTCTGCCGATGCTGTTGTTGAGTCAGCAGAGCCAACAACTAAAGACGTTCCTGGACTTGCTCCAGTAGAAAACGGAGTTATTGGAACTGGTAAGGTTACCAAGAAGGCACCTGCACCTAAGCCTAAGAAGGCAGAGAAGACTAGCACTCCAGAAACAGTTGCTATCTTTGCATCACGCAATCTCGTTTGGCCAGGTTTTGGAAAAATCACTAAGGGATACAATATTGTCTCTAAGGAAGCTGCTGACCAGTGGCTAACACTTGAGACAGTACGCCTAGCAGAGCCATCAGAGATCAAGGCAACACTAGGATAATCCAAAATGGAAATATTGAGAGTTCCGCCATATGACACAACGGTGGATATAACAGTAGACGAAGCTTCAACTGACTATCCAGTAATCGTTCGTGATATGGCGGATCTTTCTATTTCTACTTCAACTATAACTTCGGATGCCGACGGAATCTTAAACGTTGAGCTACCATCTAAATATGATGGGGAATATGAAGTACAGATTTATGACAACGAATACTATTATTCAGTTGTTAGGCCTTACGTAAATGCAAATGATAAGGCCACTACGGCATCAGATATTGCAGAGTACAAGGCAAACGAAGAGCTTGCACGTGCGATTATTGACTCAGTAATTACTCAAGGATTTTACTACGAGAAAAAGGTAATCCAAACAACTGGGCTAGGAGCAGACTATCTGCCACTATGGATTGATGCTAAAAAAGTTTTAAAAGTACGTGAAAACAACACTCTAGTTTACGACGCTAGCGATGAAGATAGCTATGACAGAAAATTTGAAATTACAGCAGACGGAACTGCTATTCAGCAATACTACTCAAGCACAATTAATCGTAATGAGGGTTCTTCTCTAATTATTCCAATTGCAGCCTCTGACTCGGACGTAATTGATTATTACTATCGTGGATTCCCCAAGACTTTTGACTATGAGATTGTTGTTGAGTCTGGATACAAAGTTATTCCACCAGACATTGTTCGTGCAACAGAGCTACTTGTAGAAGACATTGCCTGTGGCAAGCTAGAATACTTTAAGAGATATGCCACAAACTACAATACTGACCAGTTTAGAATCCAGTTTGATAGATTAATGTTTGAGGGAACAGGCAATATGATTGTAGACAAGATTCTATCTAAGCATGCAAAGGCAATCCAAACACTGGGAGTGTTGTAATGGATTGCGGCAAGGGCACAGACTTTGTTTACCCGCTTCTAGCAGATGTTTACTACCCCATTGTTGAGCAGGGTGCGTATGGAAATGTTAAGAAGCAATGGATTCTAGACAAAACTATTGCGTGTAACTTTTCTGCAGGCGGTAATGCCAATAAAGAAGATGTAAAGCCAAACGTCAACATCACTATTGACAGCATACTAATTGGCAGGACTAAAAAAGATATTCGTATTTCTAAGCTAGATGCAAACAATGCAATTACTAATGTTATTATTACTAATATTCGTGACGCTAGCTGTACCCCAATTTATGTAGAGACTGCTGGACCAAGAGCTGGTAAGTCAACAATTTTTGAAATTGCCACACAAGAACCTACGCTTGGTGCATTCGGATCTGTAGACTACTACAAGCTGGTCATTAGACGATCTGAAAACCAGGCGGCAGATGTATAGGGTATCTTTCGACACTAAAAAATTTGACAAGGATATGCGTAGACTTGTTGAATATTCATCTGGATTTTTAGAAGGCGTAAAGCTTGGACGACCTGCATTTCTAAACAACTTTGGTCTTGTAGTTATTGAAGGCATCAAGCAATTTGTTGATTCTATGGCAAGGGTAGACCCCAGCTTGCTTCAGCACGTATATGAGTGGGAGCAGTCGGGCAGTCCAGCAGCAAGGCTGTACGACATTAACTATGTCGTTAGCTCAGTTGGCATATCAATTAACTCTACGTTTAGGCAATCAACATCTATTAAAGAAGGTTCAAGAGAACCATTTTACGACAAAGCAAGAATTATGGAAGATGGCTTGCCAATAACCATTGAGCCAAAGCAAGCTACAGTCTTAACCTTTAACGATAATGGAGAGCAAGTGTTTACCAAAAAGCCTGTCAGGATTAATAATCCTGGAGGAGAAAATGCCAAGGGCGGCTTTGCTCAAACTCTAGATAACTTCTTTAACAACTATTTCAGACAGTCTTTTTTGAGATCAAGTGGTATACTAGATAGGCTAAAAGATATGTCAGACTATAAAAAGAATTTAAATGTTGGCATAAGAATGGGAAGGTCCAAGGGTAAAGAAACTGGTTACCGCTGGATTATTAATGCAGGAGTGATGAAGTAATGGCTATATACTATCCACCAGCTTTTATTAACGGCTATATGCAAGATAAGATATCCACATTTTTTCAAAACAACCCACTTGATGGCTATGATGGAGATACAACTATTCCCTTTTTTCCAACAATGCCAACAGATATTGATACACTAACAGAAACCTTTCCAAGCGGAGATGGCAAGTTTGCGGTATACGACAGAATGTTTAAAATGAGAAGGTCACCATTTCCCCACATAAAGACTGAGCAATTGCTATATTACTTTTACGCTACTGGTGCAACTCCAGCTCCGTTTATTATTGAGACTGCCCAACTAATACAAGACCTTCTAGACGGCGAAGACGAATCTGCACAAGAGCTAAATGCATGGATTGCACAAAAGCAAGCATCTGACTCACCACTTGTTAATGAAAATGGAGTGGCACTTTTAATGCCATTCTTTCACAGAATTAAAGTATATCAATTAGAAGAGACCAGAGATATTATAGATTTTGGTACAGCCAGAACGTTTGCTGGCAACAAAATCATCATAGATTACGAATGGCACAAGTAGCAAAAAGGCTGTTATACTTAACTTGAGGAAACACGCCCACTTATTCTATATAGAGAAAAAGAGGTGAATATTATGGCATACACACACCGTGGATCTAGTACCAACATTATCGTTGGTGCTGCAACTCTCTTTACATATGAGGGTGCTGCAGGTGTAGGTGGCGAGCTAGCAGAAGGCTCTCTACCAGCATATGAGGATGCAAAGTCTTACCGTGAGTCGCTACAGGCTGGAGCAACAGCTCAGAACGGCTGGCTAAGTACTGACTACTTCCGCAATGTTGGTTACACCATGAATGGTCTGGAGATTCAGTTCCAGCCAGACTTTGGTGAAGTACAGGTTGACCAGGTTCTTGACGTAGCCAAGCTTTACAAGCAGGGCATGCAGGTAAACCTGAACACAGCATTTGCTGAGTCAACACTAGAGAACCTGCTATTCTCAATTGCTGGTAACGCTGATGACGTTAGCGACCTAGTCGTTGGCACAGGAATCGGAACAGGCTCCAAAGAGCTTGACCTGGCTTCTGGTGACATTGGAGAGTGCCCAGTTGAGCGTGGCTTAGTTGCTGTCGGTCCTGGTACAGGTGACTGTGCTGAGTCCGAGTCGGTAGAGCGTATTTACGTTGCATACCGTGCTCTGTCCATCGATAACGTAACCGTGTCCGCAAAGCGTGACGAGGCAACGATGTTTGAGGTTTCTTTCCGTCTCCTTCCAAACAACATTGGCTCATACGGTAAGATCGTTGACCGTGTAATCCCAAGCGGTTCCTAATCGCTTGTTATAACTTAATAGAGCTGCCCTGGCTTCGGCTGGGGCAGTTTTTTGTTATAATAGTATAATGGCATCCAAAATATATGAGTCTGGCAATATACGCCTTATTGACGGCAAAGAGGTATACATAACACCACTTAAGATTAAATACTTAAGACAGTTTATGGATGTATTCCAAAATATTAAAGCGGCAGAGTCTGAAGACGAATCCATGACCTACTTGCTAGAGTGTGCCAGAATTGCTATGCAGCAGTACTACCCTAAAATTAAAACCATCTATGACGTAGAAGACAACCTAGATATTAAAAACTTATATCTTTTGCTTGACTATTCTGCTGGCATTAAGATGAAAGAAGATTCTGAAAAGACAGCCAAGGAGCAGGCAGAGACATCCGACAATGGCTGGGACAATCTTAAGCTACACGAGCTAGAGTCAGAGCTATTCTTGTTGGGTATTTGGAAAGATTACGAAGAATTAGAGTCTTCTCTATCAATGCCAGAGATTGTCGCTACGCTAAACTCTAAAAGAGAAGGCGACTACGCAGAAAAGAAGTTTCTTGCAGCTATTCAAGGCATAGATCTTGACAAGCAATCTGGAAAGCAGAATGAGTGGGAAGAGCTAAAGGCTAGAGTGTTTAGCAAGGGCAAGGCATCCAATGCTAATGACGTGCTTGCACTTCAAGGTGTCAATGCCCAGAAAGCTGGCTTTGGAATAGGCATGGGGCTGGGGTATGAAAGAATAGAGTCGAAAAAATAGCCTCCTTTATGATATAATTAGAAGAGCCTAGATCGCTTAAATACAGGAGGAATAATGGCTACAACGGTTAACGAAGCACTAAATATTACACTAATTGACGGAACAGATGTTGAAGTACGACCACTAAAAATCTCACTACTACGCTCATTTATGAAAGAGTTTGAAAAGATTGGTGATGTCGCAACAGATAATGATAAGTCTATGGACATTCTGATGAAGTGTGTCCACATTGCAATGCAGCAGTACAAGCCAGAAATTGCTGATGTTGCAAAGCTAGAAGAAAACTTGGACCTGCCAACTGTCTACAAAATTGTAGAAGCAGCATCTGGCATTAAGCTTGGGGATGGTCCAATCGGCAGCGTTGCATAACGCCGTCTCATAGGGGTGCTGATGAATGGCTGATTATGAAGCTAGAGTAGGTATAGATTTTGATGTAACGCAAGCAACGGCGGCACTTCAAAGACTCCAGCAACAGATATCAGCCTTTCAATCAGCTTTAGCCAAGGGCTCAGCGGCATCAGCCAAAACCGCATCAAACTTACAAAGAGATCTTGTAAATAATATTAATGCTACTGGCAAATTTGCCGCTAGCATGACAACAGTCGCCTCTAGTGCAGAAAATTTCACTAGGGCATTAGAAACAAACAAGCTTAGCTTAGGCCAGTACTTTAGATATGCTGGTGCATCTACACGCACATTTGGAAGATTCTTCAAGGGAGAGTT